TCTGTATTTACAATATTACTTGCAGCTGATTCAGGTCCAGTGCCAACAGAGTTAACTGCTCTTACCTTAAATGTATAGTGTGTAGCAGGAGTTAATCCTGTGAAAGTCATTGGCGATGTTGTTGATGAAGCAATAATGCCACCAGGGGTTGATGTACCAATGTATCCAATGATTGCTGCGCCACCATTTGAAGCTGGAGCAGTAAACGCAGCAGTTGCTGTTGTAGATCCTGTTTTTGTTGCTGTTCCTATTGTTGGGGCATCTGGTGCAAATACGTCTGCTGCGTCTGTTGTTATGCTGTTACTTGAAGCGGAAGCGTTTCCGTCTCCAACAAAGTTAGTTGCCTTTACGGTAAATGTGTATGATGTCGCAGGAGTTAATCCTGTAATAGTAATAGGTGATGTTGTTGATGAGGCAACGATGTTGCCAGGAGTTGATGTAACTGTGTAGTTAGAAATTGCTGCTCCACCATTTGAAGCTGGTGGCGTAAATGGAATCCGTGCTGATGTTGATGTTAGCTTTACTGCTGTACCAACAGTTGGTACTCCAGGAACTGTGGCATCTGAAACAATCTGATTACTTGGCGCTGAGGCAACAGATGTGCCAGCGGAGTTTGTAGCTGTTACTGTAAATGAATAGGCTGTTGCAGCAGTTAGTCCTGTAACTGTAATAGGAGATCCTGATCCAGTGGCAGTGACATTTCCAGGAGTTGATGTAACTGTGTAAGTAGTTACTGCTGCTCCATTGCTTGTAGCTGGCTCATTAAACGTAACTCTTGCAGTTGTTGAGCTTAATTTAGTAGCTACAGGATTTAAAGGGGCGCTAGGTGCTGCTGCATCTGTTGTAATTGTATTACTTGCAGATGAGTTACTACCAGCGCCTTGTGAGTTTGTTGCAAATACTACGAATGTATAATCTGTTCCAGGGGTTAGTCCAGTAACGGGAACTGTTCCGCTGCCTGCTTGAGAAAGTGTTCCAGTAATACCACCAGGAGTTGATATGGCAGTGTATGTAGTAATTGCATATCCGCCATCTGATGCTGGCGCTGTGAATGGAACATTTGCTGTTGTTGAACCAGTCTTTGCAGCAGTTCCAATTGTTGGTGCACCTGGGCTGTTAGGATTTACGTAATCTGTAGTTACAGCATTACTTGCCTGTGAGGGGCTAGAGGTACCAATAGAGTTTGTAGCTGTTACCGTAAATGTATATTGTGTTCCTGAAGTCAGTCCCGTAATTGAAACTGGAGAAGATGTTCCAGTAGCTGTAATGCTACCAGGAAGAGAAGTTACTGTATAACTAGTAACTGGCCTACCACCATTAGAAGTTGGTGGGAGAAATGCTAAAGTTGCAGTTGTTGTTCCAGTTTTTGTAGCTGTTCCAACAGTTGGAGCATCAGGAACAACAGCATCTGTTGTAATGCTATTACTTGGAGCAGAAGGACCAGATACGCCATCTCCATTTGTAGCCGTTACAGTAAAAGTATATTCTGTTCCAGGGTTTAATCCTGTGACTGTAATTGGAGATGTTGCCGATGATGCAGTTATACTGCCAGGAGTTGATAAGGCAGTATAGTTAGTAATTGTAGAGCCACCATCATTAAGTGGTGCCGCAAATGCTACTGTTGCTGTTGTCGATCCAGTTTTGGTAGCCGTGCCAATTATTGGGACATCTGATACTGCCATTTTATACTCCTTTTATGCCTGAGCTTCTGTCCAAGATAAACGGGCTGAAATATCTCCAGATGTTAATCCTAGGTTTGTTGCGACGATTGTTAAAATATCTGGACCATTTGGGAATCCTGGTGCTTTAAAGTTTCCATCACCAGAAAGAATTGATGTTCCAAGATCCTTAACCTTTGACAAATCAAATGTTGTAGCTGAGTAGTTTGTACCACCAGTACCGTCGGTGTAGAAAGCAAACGCCTGATCTCCACCTCTGATTGTTGTTATAGGGTTGGTTACAGTAGAACCTGTTCTACCAGTATTATCATGGTAGATAACCTGTGCTAGAGATCCACCAGGGATTCTAATAGTTTCCCAATCGCCTGGAAGGTTTACTCCAGTAGGGAAAGCTGATGGGTTATATATACCCTGAATCAAGAATGCTCCCTGAGCAAGAATACCAAGCGAACTTAGTGCTAGCTGCATAGTGTTAAGAGTTTCTCTCTTACCGTAATTTCTTCCAATTCCATTATCTGCTGAAGGAGCAATTCTGATTGAAAGAAGTGGTCTTGCAATTGCTGAAGAACCAAAGCTCTGTGAAGCGGATCCTTGAGGGGTAACAATACTTGTTGGAATTGTAGTTCCAAATGGTATCGTGTACTGAATTGTATTGCTTGTTACTGCGCTTACTGTAAATGTTCCATTAAATGTTGAACTTTCTACAGCGCTTGAATTTGTTTGAGGCTGAGCAGTGTATCCATATACACCTGCAAGGATTACATCGAACTGGTTTGACGATGGCACTGCAGATATTGTTCTAATCCCGTTCAAGACACCAACTATTGCGGTAGTTTGAATCTGTCCATTTTGAAGGTTTCTAGAAAGAACTGAATTTGATATAGTTACGTTTTGGTCTTGAACAAAGTTGTGAGAACCCTGAGTTGTAACTCTTATTGTAGATGCAGAAGTTCTTACAATACTTGTTATTGATGCTGAAGTATTTACGTCAGAAATTCTAATTGGATATCCAACCTGCAACTGGTGCGGTGCAGCAGTTGTTACTGTTGCAACACCTGATGTAGCAGACTTTGAAGCAATCTTTGCAATAACTTCACCAGAACCTGCAACGTTTACGAATCTCTGCATACCAGCGGTAAAGATAAAGTTCTTATCATCATCAAACTTACCGTCCATGATAACAGATGATCCCCAGTGGCTAATTACTGGAGCACAGGTATTTGTAATTGTTTGAACAGAAACTTGTGCAGTTCCAGTTCCATTTGTAATAGTATTATCTGGAAGATATGTTGCATTGCTAGAAGATCCTGATAGCTGAACTGCCTGACCCTGTAGATAAGAGGTCATTGGCTGTCTTCTGTTAATATTAACAGGATATCCTTGTGCAATTGCATTATATTCTCTATTAGTAATTGTATAAGAACAAATTTCAAAATTGGTGTCGTCTTTTATAACCAAGAATCCTTGGTCTGGCCAGAATTTAACACTATCAACATACATAACAATCATTGTTGGGGATAATGGAGATCCAACAATTCCTGATGATCCCGCCTTTAGCTTTGTGCTAAAGAATGGTGAGTTAATAGCTTCATATCTTGCTGGAAGGTTTCCAGAACGCATGTAAGCTTCTGTGTTTCTATTGTTGTTAGGCATCTTGTGGCAATAAACAATATTTCCTTCTGTGCCTCTAAATCCGAATCTAATAAATCCCGCACCATACCATGTGTAGTCAATGTAGGCCATCTGCATCAATGCTGGGTCCAATGTGTATCCTGAAGGTCCCTTACCATCTAGCTTGTCTACGTTCCACTCGGTCTGAGGAACTCTAATTTCTTGAGTTATAACATAAGATGAGTTTGTTAGAGAATCTCCCTTATATGCAGGGCTAACCTTCATATTAGTGTCTGATGCAATTTCAATAACTGTGTAGTTTGCTCCCTTAATAACAATCTGGTCTCCGACCAGCAACTGCTTTCTGAATCTTGTATTTATACCAGTAATTGTGTTTGAAAACTTAGTTGCAGCAATTTTACCAAAAAGATCTTTCTTAGAGAATCTTCTAACCGCATATAGGTATGTGCCATCGTATTCAAGGAAGAATCCGTTTTGGTCATTGTACATACCAGTTCTTGTTGCAGCACCTTCCCACTTGTAAACAGTAATTGTTACGTCAACTCCTCCTGGGAACTGATCAGTAGCAGTTAAATTTTGTGTAATAGGCATTATATATTGGAACTCATTTGTTCCTAAAACATTTGTAACCGTAAACTTGCCATTCCATGGGTTGTAAGTTCCTGCTGTTTGAACTCCGTCTACCTTAATTTTTGCTCCTGGTTGCATTCCGTGATCTTGAATTGTACGGACTGTTACAACCTGATTTCCAATCAAAACTCCAGCTACAGATATCTGATCTACGTCAAACGTAGGGGTAAACTTTACACCAGTTGAGAACTGAATTGACTTTCCTGACTGATATCTAAAGTGACGACGTGTTTGACGAATAACTCTTACTCCACAGACATTGTCTGTTGTTGAAAGAATAACTCCTCCATCGTGTGGTCTGTGCTGAACATAACCATTTGGCTTTGCATAAAGTCCTACGCCATTTGTGACAATTGGGTTAGAAACCTGTGAATCCATTTTAAACTTCATTTGATTTGGACTTGAGACGTTAAATATTCTCCAAGATCCCTTGATTGAGCAATTTGCATTCTGGCTTCCGATTAGAATTGGTGTTCCTGGAAGAAGTCCATGAGCTGTGCTTGTTGTAATTGTAATTGTAGATTGTGCTGCTCCGTCTGAGTTTGCAGACCATCCTTGAAGTCCGAGAGAATCGTTTCCGCCTGGAATGTGTGCGTTATCGAAGATTCCTCCACCAGTAACTGATGTAAGGCTTCCATCTGAAATTGATCCAGAAACAATTCCGCTTGCTAAATATGTAAATGTAAATCCGTCTGCGCTTACTGTTTCAACTGGGAAAGTTCCTTCAGCTAAAGGATTTTTTGTATCTTGAAGTGAAACAACATCTCCTGCAACAAGTTCTGTTGCTGGGCTAGAAACAACTACAGTAACTGTAGATCTTGGCGCTGCGCCATCGCCAGTTACGCTTACTACGTCAAATGAGTTTCCGCCTGTTGCTCTAGAAAAGAATGATGGGTAATTTGATGTTAATACCAAGGCTTCCCACTTAGAGCTCTGAATACCATATTCAAAGTCTGTATCCATTAAAGATTGTGGTGGGGCGACTCTAAGTTTATTTACCGCATCCATAAGCGGCTCTGTAAATGTTACTGTTTCTGCTGGCTCGTCAACAATGATTGCAAGTTGATCGGTAGCAGCCATTGATGCACAGTTGTACTTAAGAGTAATAATTGTCTTTGGCTCATAGCCAACTTCATTGTCTACTGAAAAAGATATTGCAGTTAAATTAGGATCGGAGAAGTTGTAGATGACCTTACCTTGTGTCGTATTTGTGATAAGCATCAATCGATCTTGTCTTACTATTCTTGGAATAATAATCTGATCTAATTCTGGCTTAAATACGTAGTATGCGTGTTCTATTTGTCTTCTTGACATTATATTCTCCTAAAATAAATAACTTGTTGCTGCAAATTTACTGTTCAACTCTGTTTGAGTCAAAGTACTTGTATACTTTGGATAATATAGACCTAGGTTTAGCATTGCATCTACCCTAGCTACCGTTGTTTCCTTAAGTATATCATTAGCTAGTTCATTACCAGAAGGTCCAACTGCACCTGTTGCTCCAGTTAATCCCTGCTGTCCTTGTGGGCCTCTAATATTTCCCTGTAATGTCCATGTCGATGTAGTTGAATTATATTGGAACCAATCGCCCGTTGTTGTATTTAAATAATTATCTAAACCTAATTTGTTTGCTGGGTTTTGTGCTGTTGGATCTGCAATTCCAGTGAAATTATATGAACCTCTTTGTCCAGCTGTTCCTTGAGGTCCCGCTGCACCTGCAGCACCCGCTGGGCCCTGCGTTCCAGTAGGAAGACTAAAATTTAATATTGCCGCTGAAGATGTTCCGCTATTTGTAACAGTCGGTGCTGATCCTGAAGGTAATGTGTTTACTGCGCCTACAGATATTGTTGCTGCTTGTCCAGGTAAACCTTGAGGACCTTGTGCTCCTGGTCGTGATCCTGCTACTACAACCCAGGCCGTTCCATTCCAACGCTTTAGTGACATATTATAATTCCTCCAAGTGTCATTATACTATAAATTTGTTCAAAATCCTATCCAAGACAGGACTTCTGAATCTGAGTTTGGGTACATCTTTTTCCATTGATTATCAACAGATACATATATTGTTTTTTGTGAAACTACGTATATCATTGCCCCTGGATAAAGAGAAGCAGTAGGCAAATTTGAAAAAGCTTGAACTGACGCTGCTCCATTTTTAAATAAATCTTTATACTCTAAGTATCCCTCTTCGTTTGCTAGGTCTATCCAAAGATCTGTTTCTGCAGGCGTTGGAGGGGTCAAAGAGGAGACAATAGACTGTCCTGAAGTATCATCTAAGTCTATCCAAAGCTCTCCTGTGTAAGAAGGGGTTGCTGGCTCATTTGCACTATATATTAATTCTGTTATCGGTTCATCTGTGTCAATCCAAAGAGTATCTGTATTATAATTTGCTGGGGCTTCTGGTCCAGCATAAATAAATTCTGTTGCGCCAGCATCATCATCAACGTCTATCCACAAATCTCCTAGAGTTGTTGCTCCCGCTGGTGGCTCGATAAGACCTACGAAAAATGTACTTGCTGGTGCAGAAGCATCTGTTGGAATTAATGTGAGTCCGCCTCCACCACCGCCAGAACCAGATACTTCCTTCCACAATAAGCCGTCCCAAACATTTAGCTTGTTAAGAATTTTATTGTAGTAAATTTGTCCGTGTACTGGAGTAGTTGGTGCGGCATCTAAACCAATAATAATACCGTTTGTATAAGTATTCTTTGAGGTCCAGGTATTTGTAGTAGAAAGAGATAGGTCTGAGCTTATGTATTCCCAAGTTGAAGTTAAAGCATTCCATACTTTGAGGGCTCTAGTTGTGCCACTTCTAAATTCATCAGTGTCCAGCCAGAATTGACCGTCTGACGGAGATGATGGGGCAGAAGCTGACATAATAGCTTTAGACGGAGGGATTATTGTTTCTAGTATTAGCTTGTTTGCTTCATCATCATAGGTTGCTGTAATGTTTGGATTTAAATTATGTACAAAAAGAGGAGCGATATAGTCTTGAGCCTGTTCTTGTGTTAATTGAGCAATTACTGAAAGGTTTACCCTATTAGTTGTATCATCATAAGTTGCAACTACATTTGTATGCCCATTATGTGCAAACATTGCTCCTGTTGTATCTGATATTGTCTCTGGGGCATCAGCTATTGAAAGGTATGTGCTTGCTGCTGTTGTAATATTTAACTTTGTTGCTAGAGCGGATGTTATTGTTGTTGCAAAATTTGCATCGTCTCCTATTGCTGCCGCAATTTCATTTAGAGTGTCTAGCAGTCCTGGTGCTGAATCTACAAGGTTTGATATTGCGGTATTTACGTAGGTCTTATCTGCCATAACTGAGGTATCTACCGCTAAAGTTATTGTGTTTGCAACATCATCATAAGTTTTTGTTATTCCGTTGCCTGCTGTCAAAGAAGTAGCAATTGCATCCATGACCTCTTCATCGTCATAGGTAGCAGTTAAATTTATTTTTCTAGCAACATCGTCGTATGCTACTGTAATATTGTTATGGGTTCCAGTGGTAAGCAAGCCGCCGACAAGATCTTCCACCTCTTCAATATCTAGGATATTTGTTTCAAGTGTTTTGACCTTATAGTCTAAAGAGTTTGGGTCGGTAGAGTTATTGGCACCGACCTTAGACTCCAATGCCTCAATTGCATCGTTGGCATTTGCATGTTGGGCGGAATGGGAAACTTCCTCAACCGAATCATTCGGCTGTGGGTTAACTAGAACGTCTAAAGACGCTGGGAAATTTGTTGCCATTTGCTTACACCTCTTCCCTAATTATACCTTAAATGTTTCTTTACCTATCTATAGAACTTTAGAAACCTGGCCCTGATACCTACCATGATCTTGATGGTTTCTATCGTTATATGAAAACATAGTTACTGCAGAATACTTTATTCCAGACTTTACTGGTAAGGCGGCATGTGAAAAAAGATAGCTAGATGGGAATAGCACAATGTCGCCATATTGAGGAACATAGGTATAGTCAAAATGGGGGAAGTACAGCTCTCCACCCTCATAGTCGCTATTTAAATACATAACAGTAGATACGTCGCATGAATAGCTTGGGCCGCTGTCTGGGTGTGTTTTAAAATGCTGTCCTTCTCCATAACGAACAAAGTTTATAGCTTCCATGTAGTGCAGTGTGTTCGTATTGTATGCTCTCATGTAATCCTTTAAACACTCTTGAAGCTTTTCTGTTATTTGATCATGAACAGATATTATTTCGTCAGATAGTTCATTCCCTGGCCTCAAAGAATCTCTTTTGATTTTAAAATCGACACAATCTCTGTAATCTAATTTTTGTACGTGGTCTCCAACTGTGGCAATCGACCACTTAAACATTGAGCTTTTACCTGAACTTAAGACCTTTTCTAGCCTTGCTGGAATGTTCATTGCTTCTGGCAAAGCGTTTCTATATATTTTTATTCCAATTGCTGGGGTGTCAATTATCATAATATCTCCTTTTATTTTAGACTAAAGGTATCCACTTTTGTGAATACTGATTTTTTATTTCTGATAATGGGCTTACATAAAACACTATTGATTTAAATCTATTAGAATAAACAATTTTATTGCCCGCTTCCGAAACAATAATTTCTCCAGGCTCTATCTCAAACTCTTCTTCATTAATTAGTAATCTTGTTTTTTCTGAGTCTAGAGAAATTATTCCAAACATTGAGGGTCTTGATGTACCACCAGCATCATACCATAAAGACGGGTCCTGGTCTTCAATTAATGAAGAGTAAATAAAATATTTATTTTTTAAGTAGCTAAATTGATATTTTTCACATGCATTTTTTATTAATAGAGATACTTTTTGAAAAAGAAAATACATTTGTTCGTCATGCATAAAAAATGGATTGTAATTATTTTTATCGTATACCTTGATATCTTTTTCATTAGAATGTGGGAAATCATAGAATTTTTCAGATTTATCTAATTCATTTATTATTTTTTCATATAGGCCCAGTGTATCAAATTTATCTTTAACTGAGATTGTTTTTCTTTTTTCTCTGTATATAACGTTTTCGTTTTTATTTTGACTTTCTGTATTAATCATTCTTAACCTCTACGTAAGAAACTCCAACAATCATTTCTCCAGAAGAAACTTCAGAAATCTTATACCTATATTCTTCTGAAGATGGGAAAATTATTAAATTACCTTTTGATAGTGGTATAGAAATATCTTTGTTTAAGAATGTAATATTAGATCCCGTGTGATTGCTATTTACTATATAAATAATTGATATGGTATCTATTAGTCCTGGGTTTAAAAACTCTTGCATGTATGATGTTTCTGGAATTATTTTTAAAAACACATTCTCTATTGGATAAACAAATGCAAGGGATCTGTCATGAAGATAAGAATTTATTTCAGAAATATAGCTAATATATAGCCTCCTATTTTCTAAATTTAAATTTTTAAAGTTTGTTGTTTTAATTATTCCTTCTTTAAAACCATTTACTCTTTCTATCCATGAAATCTCTTCAAAGCTTGAAAGCATAACTTGAAGCTCTGTGTCTCTTATATATGAAAAACTGTAAACACTTATATCCTGTTCTGAAAATATTTTATTAACCATTTTTTCCTCCTGGTCTGTGGCCATGCCAAACATCTGGATAAGCTGGATCTCTTGGCGGGTCAATATCAAATACTGATATTGATGATTTTTGTTCTAGAGGAATGCTTTCTATTTTTTCTTGCCATACATCTTTAACTAATTTAGTAGCTTTTTCAGTTTTTTCGCTTCTATCTAAAGGCACATCCATAATTATATTTAAATAATCATTAAATATTGCTCTAGCAACTAATCCAGAAACTCCCAGCAACCCCATTTTTCTATATTTTGGATTTACATAAACTCTTTCATTTCTTCCATTTTTATTAACGGTGCAATACAAGTCTGGGTATTCTGTAGGAAAATAATCTGAAATAACGACAGTGTTTTCGGGATGCACATCATTAAAATAAATTGCGCTTACATATTTTATAGATGAATGGTTTAATTTTGTAACATGTATCCAGGAGCCCTTTAGTTCATTAGGCATTGCAGAAAATACGGGCACAAGGTTTTCTCCGACCATTTTCATCTCTATAATATTATATTGCGCTTGAATCATGAGTTAACATCCTTTCTGTAAAAAACATATCGTATGGCTCACAGTTGATAGAAATAATATCGTGTGGAGCCTGAACTATTTCATAAAGATAAATAGGCTCCCAGCTGCTAGTGTCATATGAATAAACCAAATCAGTTTCTTTAACTATATTTACTGAAGTTTCAAACTTAGATACGCCATTTCTTTTAATTAAAATATAGTGGTATTGAGAAAATATATCTTCATTAATTACAACCGCATATGCAGATTGTGTTTTATAGATATTAGCTATAGTTGTAACTTCTGGGATTATGCTAGGATTATTATCTGACCAAGCAATCGCTTGAGCAGTTATTCCTTCATCTCCTTCATAAGGGAATCCTTCAATATTTGCAGATAAAAGAGTGTCTCCGACTCGTAAATCTCCTGCTTTAACAAGACCATCGGTAGTTCTAACTAAAGTTGTAATGCCAACGCTTTTGCCACCAAAACTAAATAGTGCGCTAAGATCAAGATTAGTCAGATCTCCAGATCCTCCAAAGAGCGGTGTGTCAAATGCTGGTTCGTTGAATGCTGGTTCGTTGAATGCTGGTTCGTTGAATCCTGGGTTAAATCCTGGGTTAGGAACACCACAGAAACTTCTTCCTAAATAAACATCTGGACATCCAGCTGTCCATGACCGCTGATAAGCATCTCCGTAGCCTTGAGAGTCTACACCAGTACAGTAAGTTGGTGCATCAACATAATCACAAACAACACCAAATCCTGGGTTAAATCCTGGGTTAGCAAATCCTGGGTTGAATCCTGGGTTAAATCCTGGGTTAAAGTTTGGTGGAGCTACATAATTATAATAATTAAAAGAAACTTGTGAACCAATTAAAACCGTAGATCCTGCAGCTTGCGATTGAGAAACAATTCCTAGATTTAAATTAATATTTTCTGTATTTGTTGGAGTATCTACTGGCACTAAGCCAACGGCATTTAATACAGCTATTGCCTGGTCTCTATTTAATCCAGATAGGTTGGGTACATCTACTTTTCTGATACCTAATCGGCTAAAAAATTTTTTATTGAGTCTTGACATTTATCAAGCTACCAAGTCTCCAAAAGCGACCCAGCTATTCGTGCCTCTTTTGATTATAGTTGCGGCAGACCACTGTGTTCTGAGCTTTAAACCTGGTGTAGCATTAATAGTAAAACCATCTCCAGCTATTGTTACTTGAGAAGATCCAGTTTGAAGAACTTCAAATGTTGTTCCTACTGGGAATGATGCTGAATCTGTTATTGTAAATGTTCCGCCACCTGACATTTCAATAATCTTTCCCATATCCATTAACACTGCAGTATAAGACCCAGTCTTGGCGGCAAATGTTTGAAGGCTGCTATCTTTTTCAAATAAAACAACACCCTTCATTGGCTCATGGAATTGACATGCATAGTAAAGCTGTGGAGCATCTAGTGGAAGTAAAATTTCTATTTGTCCAGTAGCTGTTCCAGATCCTGCTATACCAGTCTCATAAACATTTGCTTGATTGTATGCTCCATATGAAGTTTGAAACCAAAACGGATGTCCTGGTGCTTGTATAGAAATTCTGGCAGGCTTTCCAGGAATTAAAGTAATTGGTCCATTTATAGTTCCATTTACTACGTATCCACCTGTTCCACTATTAAAAATCTGATAGTCTAAAGCTGGCTGAGTTTTAGCTAGGTAGGTTGTTGTAGCTGCTGTTTGTGATAAATATGTAGAAGCAGCATCAGTTATCTTTAAATAGTCAGAAGCTGCCGTTGCTGTATTTAATTTTGTTCCTAATGCTGTTGTAATAGTGGTTGCAAAGTTTTGATCATCATTTATTGCTGCTGCAAGTTCATTTAAAGTATTTAAAGCTGTCGGAGCAGAATCCAATATATTATTAAATACTGTAGTAGCTGCTGTAGTAGCTGTTGTCTCAGCATATGTCTTAGTAGATATAATTGAAGTATCTACAGATATTGCACCAGTTGTATCATTGTATGATAATCCAGATCCAAGGCTGTTACCTACCGCATCTTGTGCTCTCTCATCTGTAAAATAAAGATTTGTTCCTTCTGATAGAGAAGATGTTGATGATGGAATTTCTGTATCTCTAGCAATAGTGGCTGGAATTTCTGAGTCTGGAATCTTACCACTTGAATCTAGTGAAGCCACTCCATCTGGCTGACCAATATCTCCGTATGGAACATATCCAGTTGTTGAATCTGTTAAAGTTGTTGAAAGACTAGTTGTTGTTACTACATCTGGACCAGTTGAAAGACTTATGCTGTTATTCTCATCACTGTAAGATACAACTATATTTGAATGCGTTCCAGCAGATAAAGCTGCGGCTACTCCATCTTGTGCCATTTCTTGTACTTCTGCAACTGGTGGTGTTAGATAAGGCAAGGCTGACCAGATATTAATTCCGTTTCCTGCTTTTACCTTGTTTAAAGTTGTGTCAATACCAAGTTCGCCAGACTCCAAAATTTTGGTAGAAGAGTTCCATTGAGTTGTTGTGCCTCTTCTTATTCTTATTCTAGATGCCATTTATATCATCACAACCTTTCCTTCAAGACAGCAGTTGTCTCCTCCGCTCAGAGTTTCAATTGCCATATTGTAAGAGTGCTCTAAAAAGTCTTCTCTTCCAGTAGCCCAATTAATATTAAGTAGTTTTACTGTTTTATTTTCAGAAATATTTTTGATAGTCAAATTAAGCAGAGGCGCTGTATCGCTTTCCTCTACTTCCCATTCCCAATTACCTACGGTCTCTATTGTCATATTGTTGCTATATCCTTAATAGTTATGGTACCAGTCATTCCACTATGAAACGAGCAAAGGTATCCGTAATTTCCGTTTATACCTTGAGGAATTTGCCAATATAGGGTTCCGCTAGTTTTGCCTTGAGCATCGGTACCAGTAGATATGACTCCTGTTGTTGAAACGTGAATCAGCCCTGTGTTGTAATTTGCTCCAGAAAATCTAATCAAAAATGGGTGTCCAGAAACATTTAAATTAAATGCTATGGTTGTACCTGAAATTGCATATATTGTTGGATTGCTTCCGCCATATTGATTCATAAATAGATATGCTGAAGATCCACTATTTGTTACATCTAACCTAGTAATTGCAGGATAAGCAATTTTATCAATTGTAAGACCAGCGTTTGTTACATCTGTTTGTCCATTAAAAGTTGCTGCGCCTGCTGGGCCCTGATCTCCAGTATCGCCCTTTAATCCTTGTGGACCTTGTGGTCCTGTGTCACCAGTATCTCCCTTTAAACCCTGTGGCCCAGGTACGGTGCTTGCTGCACCTGCTGCACCTGTTAAACCTGTTTCTCCTCTTAAACCTTGTGGACCTGTTAAACCTTGAATTCCTTGTGCACCTGCTGCGCCAGTTAATCCTGTATCGCCTTTTGGTCCTGTTAATCCTGTATCGCCTTTTAGTCCTTGTGGCCCTTGCGGCCCTGCTGGACCTTGTGGTCCAGGCACAGTACTTGCTGCACCTGTTGGGCCAACTGGGCCCTGATCTCCAGTATCGCCCTTTGGACCTGGAACTGTACTATCTGCACCTCTATCTCCTATAATAAAAGGAAGGTTACTCCAAAGACTTGTACCGTTACCAATTTTTAATCTATTAAGAGTTGTATCTATTCCAAGCTCGCCTACTTTTAATATTTTAGTAGATTGAGACCATTGAGATGTAGTGCCACGTCTTATTTGTACAATAGCCATTACGCTTCACCTGCATCAAGATTTCCTGGTAAGTTTCCAAACTCTGAAAATGGATTTCCTCCATCTAAGGTTCCAGTTGATGCAACTGTAGATTCCGAAACAGAAAAAACATTTCCGTCGTAAGTATGAACATGGTCTAATAAGCCAGTAATTGCTCCGCCACCGATTGGATTCCAGGTGGTACCATCATAGTATCTTAGCTCTGATTCTGTTACATTATAATAAAGATCACCAATTCTACCTACAACTGGATCTGATTCTAATGCTACTGCATGTAAAGGGACTAATCTTTTTACAGACACTTAATGCCCCCTTATCCTACGATTACTACCGTATATGCTCCAGCGGCTGGTGCTACTGTGAATCCTAGTGTTACAACACTTGTAGAAGTTCTAACTACATCGCACTCTACGGTTTCGTATGTATTAGAATCATAAACTTGAACAGAGACATCTCTTGCTCCAAGGTTGTGGGTTACAGGTATCTGTGTTAAAACACCGTTTCCAATTGTTCCTGAAAACTTTCTTGTAATTGCGTGATAATTTGTACCATTATTTGTAAGGGTCCAGCGATCATCAGACTCGTTCCATAGAATTTCTACATCTGCACCTTCGCCACGCTCTACACGAATTCCAGCATCTGCTGTTGGAGTTCCAGTAAAGTCAGTATTAAGGTTAATCTTATTATCAACAATATTTACCTGAGTGGTATTTACTGAGTTAATTGTTCCAGTTACATTAAGGTTTCCGCCAACATTTAAGTTGTTGGTAATTGTTACATCATCTGGTAAACCAATTGTTACTGTGGTTCCTTCTCCAGATGTAGGGCTAACTGTTACTTCGTTAGCTGTTCCTGTGATATTTGCAACGTAATCACCAGTGGTTTGTGTTCCAAGGTTTACGTTCTTAACAGATACTGCGCCATCTGTTACGGTAAAATCTGCTGTAGCAAAAGAAGCAACACCACGGTTTGTAGTTGTTGCAATTTCTGCATCTACTGTTAGGGTTCCTGCTGCATCATCGTATGTTACATCGATGCCTTCGCCTGCAACAATTTGTCCGCCAACAATATCTTGTACACGCTCAGCATTTAATGTTACTGCGCCTGATGTTACTGTAAAGTCTGTTGCGTCAAAGCTTGCAACACCCTTATTTGATGAGGTTGCATCTTCTGCTGATATTGTAATTGTGTTATCTGTTACAAGAACATCAATTCCTTCTCCGCCGTTAACCTCTAGTGTTTCTGTCAATAAATTGATTGATGTTGAATCTGCTCCATCGCCTGAAACTGTAAGTGTTGTTGCAACATCTACTGTTCCTGCTGCTGTTAAGCGACCTTGTGCATCTACTGTAAAAGTAGGAATCTGTGTTTGTGATCCATATGATCCTGGTGTTACTGTAGTATCATTAAGTTTAAGAGTTGTTGTTCCTGCTGTATCGTTATATGTAGCAGTTAATGCTGTTCCGCCAAGAACTGATGAACCGATAACATCTTGAATGACTTCTTGGGAGCCAGACATTGGCATCCATGGACCATTAGGTGATGCAAGTCCATTGTAGTAGTACATTACATTTTCTACTGTGTTGTAGTAAATCTGTCCAGTTACAGGAGCTGATGGATTTGCTGTAAGCCCCTGAATTCTGGCATTCTGAAGTTCATTCTTATTCAGATTGATATCAGTTACAAATAATCTTGCCATTTTCTATTCTCCTTTAAGACAGGTATGCTGTCCCGCCGAATGGTTGAGCCATTGTCAGCGTAATCTTCATGTTACTATTATAGTCTATTCCTGTTTCTAATATGTCTCCTGCGCTATTTTTAACAGTGACATTTGGGTTGTATCCCATGTTGTGAGTTATTTCAAGCGCCCAATAAGATCCTTGATCTATGACCTGACTTATTGAAAATGGGTAAGTTAGGGTTGCTGTGCTTAAAAGGTAATTTGTTGCTCCCGCCCAAGAAAGATCGTTTGGCTTTGGGCCATAGAATCTTGTTGTATTTTTGTCGTAGTAGAAATCTCCTTCGACACCAAAATTGGCTGCGGGCTCTCCAAGACCGTTGAGTATGCTCTTTCCTCTAGGTCCTTGAATTCCAACATTAGGAACTACGACCTTGTGAACTTCTTCGGTTACTACGATGTTATTACTATTATTAGTTGGCATTAGATGGTCACCGTTTTATTAAGGGTTAAAAATCCCTCAATAATTTTTATTCTGTTTGAATTGCTGTCTACCAAGATTAAATCGTAAGCAGACTTTGGATAAAATAATTTATTTGTTTGAGTTGGCGTCATCGTGACTGTTATCTTGCCCAGAAGAGGGTCTATCACAATTCCACCCAATGGTGATGTTAGAGTTGCTGCTAGCTTAGAAGCAGATGTTCCATCTCTTACCTGCATTTTTGCAGAAGATCCAGTCAGATTAATAGGATTGTCTTGGCTATCTTTATATTCAACAACAAACCTGAAGGTTGTGTTTTGATCAACTTGAAAGTTTTTTTGGGCTGACATTTCTCTCCTAATAGGAAGACTCCTATGCTTATTTTAGCACAGGAGCCGTCCTAATTACTTTCTTAATTTTACTTCTTTGTAAAGCCAAATGAGCTTTCATTTGGATTAAGTGCCTTCAAAATAACTGGTAGACAAGCCGCAATACCACCCTTGATTAAGTCTCCTGGGTCAGTATTTCCAGTCATGTAAAGAGCAATGGCTGCACCCAAAAAGTGACGACCATAACTTGCTAACGCTGCTAGAATTTTCTCTTGCATGGTTACCTTTCCATCATTGTTTAGATCTTGTTTCATTAGATCCTCCTATTTCTGGGCATTGTGCCCAGGAATTTTGGGGTTTCCCCCAATATTTATTATATACCGTTTAGGCAGAAATGTCTACAAGCTCGCAATTACCGTCTGAACTGCAGGCAAGCGTAGCATTTGTAGAAGTTCCATCCTCTGTTTCATAAAAAGACAAATCTTCCCAGCGAATTTCTTTTGGCATCTTTGCAACAAGTGCCTCGTAATCTTCTTTGCTAACTTCTTGGTATGGAGCCTGCTTGTATGAGTGGTCAGAATGTGGCAGGAATGAAATTCCAGAGACTTCGTCAAAATGCTTATAGACCCATGCTCCAACTTCCATCCACTCATCTTCTTTTACAGAAACTGTAATAGATGGCTTATGCTCACACCATGCACGTTGATAAACTAACCAAATGTTTAGGTGTTCGATAGCTGTTAAATCATTTCTAACAATTGCACCTTCTGGTGCCTTTACTGGAAACGAAAATACGTAAGTCTCGTTTGGCTTCATTACGTCGTCTTCTACTGGAATTCCAACTTCTTTCAAAAATGTAGAAATAGGATCTCCCTTTGAACCACGTACTGTACGAATGTAATATGGAGAATGCCATGCATGCATTCCTGAAGATACCCCGACCAATTGAGATACTGTTCCAGATGGCTTTACACAAGTAATAGCGGCAGACTCAGGAATCCCAATTTTCCCAGCCTCATCTTTATTCTTTGCTCTTGCTGATTCTCTAAGAGTCATCAAGAATTCTTCTAGGGAAACCAAATCTTCTTTGCCTGACATAAACTTATGTCCAAATTGTCCAGTTAAAGATACTCCTAGCAGACGCTCTTCTTCTGTGTTATCTTTCCAGATTTTACGTAGGTACTTAAAGTCTGTAAGAGTAGACTGCCATGTTCCAAGGATTGTAGCTAATTGAACCTTACGTTCGATATCTTTCTTTGTATCATTTTCACGTAATACGACTTCTGAAAGATTACAAAACTGGTAAGGACGTAGAATAATCTCTGAGCACGGGTTAGTTCCGTAGTGAATATCTGGATCTCTTCTTCCATACTTGGCTGCTTGGGCCTGAGCTGCGGCCACGTTGTATATACCTCGTTCTCCTGACTTTGAGTCATACAAAGATTTCCATTCTGCAATAAACTGCTCCATATCTGGCTTGCGTGAATACGCAACAGAATTATTTGATAATGCACGTTGTGTGTTATTCTCCCACCAATTACCAGACTTTGCTGCAGCCATTTCAATATCATTAATATTAGAAAGAGAAATCATTGCTGAGCGACGAACTCCTCCGACTACAACTACTTCGCCAATCTTGCACATAATGTCATGCGCTTCAATAGGCTTTAACTGGCGTCCTGCTGCTGACTTAAACTTTGCAATAGTAAAATCAAATAAATTAACTAATGGTTGTGGACCAGATGATCTGCCACCCATTGTTTTAAGTCTTGCGCCTGCGGGACGAACTTTAGATACATCAATTGCTGGAATTTGTCCAGACCAAAGCAATGCAAGTAGTTCACGGTATGACTTTGCCCAACCTTGCTTAGAATCTTCTACAACTATTACTGTATCAGACTTTTCAAATGATTCTGGCACTGCGGGAAGTTTATTAACATACTTGTACTCAACAGAAAAGCCAACACCTGTGCCACACATAAGAATATACATTGTTTCATCAAATGATCTTGGATTGTCTACTGGTACAAATGAACAATTGTATCCTGCAACATTATCTCTGTCTAGGGCAGCACCTGCAGTCATTACGGATCTCATTGATGGCATTACATTTCTATTGAACACAGCAGACTTTAGTTCTTCAACTAGTTTTGATTCTGGCTCATATGAGTATTCTTTAAAAAGGTGATTCAGCATAAAATCAAAGTATCTATCTACTGTCTCTCCCCATGTCTCACGACGGTTATCCTCTGGAATCCATCGTGCATATCTAGATAAAGCAATAAAGTTTTCGTATGGGTTTTCAATAGTTTTTGACATTTTTAAATGACACCTTTTCTCCGCCTTGCGGTATATGATTTTTTAGTTGAAGCTCAATTCTACCAAAGTTTAATTAAAAGGGGAAGGGCTAAGAAAATTTTTTATCTAAATCGCTAAAAGCATTCTTGGTCAACTTAATCCAGTTATACTTTTCATGTATCCTAGTCGACTGAGCAAAATAGTAACCTGAATATGCTTTAAAGTTTATAACTGAATCATACATTAAATCCTCTAAATGTTTTGCATCTGGTTTAAACATTTTACCAATATGCGGATCACCTACTGCTTTTGGAAGAGTCTCATCTGTAAGTCTAGACTTTAATGCAAGGGGTCCGATAAACTCTTTATACTCCGCCCATGGATAAGTTGTTATTGTTGGCATGCCTGATGCAAGTGCCTGTAGCGGAATAAATCCAAAGCCTTCTCCCCAAGTAGGATAGATAAGAACGTGGTGTCTATGATAAAGGCTTACCAATTCATTTATGTTATATTCGTCTGTAATTATAGTAATGTTATTATAAACAGATGATGGAGAAACAAGGTTTCCAACTTTATCATAAATTCTAATTGAAGTTGTTAAATGAGCTTTAATGGTTAAATGATATTTTGGATCATTGCCAAACATTTTAATAAAAGTATCTAAAACTAATTGCCCGTCTTTTCTGGGAGAAGGCTCTCCAATATGCAAAAATTTAAAGACATCTTTAACAACTCTTCGCCTTGGTTTCCAAACATCTTCGATACCATGAGGATAAACCTTTATATCTTTATTAACGCCGTTTTCTTTAAATACTTCTGAGTTCCAAGTTGATGTTGCCCAAACTTCGTCGCATAAATTAAATCTATCTACCCAGTCTGGTCGCATCCCAGTAGACTCCCAGGGAGTATATCCAATTTGATATTGCCCCTTATGTAATTTATATAAATGAGGTTGAGTAAAGTTTATTTGTACTGGAGCTTTTGGATTTGACCAAGTTACGGTATGACCTAATTGTTGTAATGATTTAACTATATGTTGTGAAGCATATCCAAAGCCTACAGCAGGATTTAATCCTGATCTTGGCGTATAAAGAGATATGTTCATGTATTTCTTTCTGGTTGACTAACTTGACAGCTACTATCAAGTAATGTTATTATTATAGTTCGTTATCTCTAAAGGAGGAAATGCCAATGGAGAATATAAAACAGCGCTTGAGTGATGTTGCTCATAACTGGTCGTATATAGGAATGATAACATTATTTTTATTTACTGTCCAGCCTGGACCAACAATTACACAAGCATTGCAGGTGGAAACACCTAAATCAACAGTACAACTAAAGAAAGAAACCTTAGAGAAGTACAGCACTACTGTGTACAAGCCTTCTGAGATGCTAACAGACGGAGAACTAAAAGAACTCCTATCAGCTGTTGGTTTTGAAGGAAAAGCCCTTAAACAGGCTTGGGCTATTGCTAAGGCAGAGTCTAATTCAAGACCTCTGGCTTACAATGGTAACAGGAAAACTGGAGACAGTTCCTACGGAATTTTTCAGATTAATATGTTGGGTGAACTCGGCATTGATCGTAAAGAAAAATTTGATCTAAGGTCAAACATTTTATTGTTTGACCCCGTAATAAATGCAGAGATAACGTATTATATGACTAAAGGCGGTAATGATTGGTCATCGTGGTCTTCCCTGAATGGGGCAAGATACAAAGAGTTCCTAACCGAATTCAAAGATTAGAGAGGAAGGTACATGAAGATACAGTACGTGTCTAAGTACCTTCAACTCGCAGAGAAGGGCCTTGTTCCTAGACTTGAATGTCCCATGGATCAGGGCCCTTTAATGTGCAACGAAACAAATGAGGGTATAATTTATCTATACTGCTTATCTTGTCAGTATAAAAACAATATTGGGCTGGAGATGTATGAAAGACTCAAAAGAGCCGTCGATTCAAATTAATACCGATGGCGGACAAATAATAGAAACAGACCAAATGGGTCGAGAAAAGTTTTGGGAAGATTTAGGACGACCAAATGATCGAGGATGAAAAGCCACAAAATTTAGAAGATAACCTGCCTATGGTTAATTATATTATGCTACATAGAATATATGACCTTTTAACACTTATTGCTAATAAGCTAGTTGGCCCAGAAGATGTATCTAAGATGGTTGAATATCATGATCAGGGATACCTATTGGGCCCTGCCCCATCATTTAGCCCTGGAGAACAAGAAGACAATGCATAGCCCTCAAAGCATTAATGTTGTAGAGTCTTATTTAAATAAGTGCTTAAATGTAAAAGATGGCAGGTGTAACTTAACCTGGAAACATGAAGACTGCAAAGTACTTATGGATATACTCTACGAAATGACAGAAGACAACAAGTACAAAGAAGAAGAGTGGCTATTTGATCCAGGAAAGAAACTTCTCTGGGAATAAACCCTTGACATATAATTTAAGCTATTTTATACTTCATAAGTACTGGTTGTAGCATCCCACAGATTAAGCTCCCAGTATAACGTGTAGCAATACACTAGAAAACCCCAATCGGATCCGCCTCTGATTGGGGTTTTTTCTTTGTATCCCTAGAGAGATTCGAACTCCCGACACACAGGGTAGAAACCTGTTGCTCTTCCGCTGAGCTATAGAGATATGGAGCGAGTGACCAGAATCGAACTGGCACTATCTGCTTGGAAGGCAGAGACACTACCATTATGTAACACTCGCATCGCTGGACCACCTGGACTCGAACCAGGGACCTAGAAGTTAACAGCTTCCCGCTCTGCCAACTGAGCTATGGTCCAATAATTCTATTATACTAAATAAAGTGCGAATTGAAAAGTGCGCCCGAAAAAGTGCGGCGGAACTAGAAGCCTTATACAAATATAAGATATAATTATTATATGCCCAGACACTTCTTTAATCTAAGTAATAGTCCTAAAAGCTACAATCAGAAGGATATTAAAGTCGAGCAGAAAATAGAGAGAATTATCCAGTCTATTAGATTTAAGCTTTGGTTTATATTTAGAAGATAGCAGCGAAAGTGCGTCGGCGGAAGAAGAGCTACTTAATTTTAGCTATACGTCTCATATGAGTCCTAATACGATGACAATTAGAACATACTATTTCACATTTAGCGATTTCTAAATCAATCTTCTTTTTATCCAGAGTAGGAATAAGTTCCATAACATTTGCATGCTTCTTACCACGTACGTGGTCAAAGTCCATGACATAGTATGGATAATATTCCTTACAGTCCATACAAGGGGATGCTTCTTTAAGGTCTCTAATGTATTGCGCCAAATGAGCCTTCTGTTTGGCTATAGAGAGCTTTTCACTCTTCATGCTAGATAATGCCTGAGATATAGATCATTATGGCTTAATTGTAGCAAAGAATGCTTCTTAGCCTATCCCGCTTTTTTATATCTTAGTCAACTACTTTATTTTTTCTTTCCTGAATTATTTCCCAAACTAATTCATCTACAGGACCATCTGATTGACTAACAACATCTGTACCGTTGCTAAGTAAAATATCAGTTACTCCCATTGCTTCTAATTCTAATAACTTTTTCTTTATATCTTCTCTACTTCCATATATAGCCCATCTCTTGATTCTTATATGTGTAGAAAAACTATTTTCTAATTCATAGTGAGCTTCTTCATATGTATTTCTTATAACAATTTGAGCACTAACCATTACCCTCTTATAATTTGACAAAAATAGATCAGGATCTGCCAAAAAATCATCTAGCATTACTAGCCCAATATCTGCATATTTAGCAGCCTTAAGGATTACATCTTTATTTCTTGTTCCTAGTAGAATAATTGGTTTTCTTCCCATTACATATGTTTTAGAAAGTCTTTCCATCCATTCAGGAATAAACTCAAGTCTTCCCAGTGGAGTAGTTATGTCAGTATTTACTTCATAGCTTCCTTCTGGGATAAGACCAATTTCGTTTCCACCCATTTCTCCAGAAACAACATTAAGCATTAATCTATGTGGAGCAATTTCAGCAAATGCTGCTGCCATTTGATTTACAATTTGAGCAGTCTGCTGATATGGTCTAACTGCTATCATAAATTTAATTTTTTTACTGGGATCTACAATGTGAGCAGCTTTTATCCAGTTATCAGAGTTGCTACCTTTAGATGTTAAAAGAATTGAGTCATACCCAAACTTTTCTTTATGAGCAAACATTCTTTTCATTGTAAATATACTTAAAGCTGCGTCAGCTCTATTCATCCAGTGGTAAGTTACCATTATCATACCTCAACTTAATAGATTTAACTTCATGTTTACCGTAAACTACACCTTTATGGTTTACACCATTTCTGTAATTACCAGTAGTCTTGCCTAGCTTTTGCATCATAGCATTATATTTATGATACTCATATCCTGTATTCTTATTATACTCTAATTCTTCAAATGGCTTTTTGGTTGCTACAGAATCATTTAGCTGACCAAGCGATATTGGCATAACAGCAGATACTGGAGTTCTTGCTGGTAGAACTATCTTATAATTTGATCTTGTAATTTGTCCTGCAACTTGCCAAGGGCTTTCAAAGAAAGAAGTAGATATCAGTGTTGTAAAAAGTTGAAATCCTTCTACGAATAGGTTTGGCACTGGGTATGAAAGCATACTTACATCTTCATCTGTTTTAAATACTAGTCCTGTGTTAAAGCTAACAGTGCCCCAACCTCTATCCATATTAACCCATTTATGTCCTGAAGTTACTTTAACGCTAGATGGCAACACATTCATGTTTCCGTCCCACTCAAGAATGATATCATCTGGAAAAGATATGCCATAACCCATTTGATTAGCAAGGGTCATTGGAAAACATTTATATGCGTGAGGATAAGGCAGATCTGTAGCCCATTGTCTTTTCGTTGGTAAAGGTTCTAAAATTGCAGTAGGTCCTGGAAGTTCGTATACATCAAAATTATACATATTAATCCCAGTCGACTAAGATATTACTTGAAATATTATTCCAGCAAAGAAAGTGAGAACTATTACTATAGTGATAAGTGCAATAAGTTTCACTTACAGCTACAGTTTTTCTTCTTCATCTTCCACCACATCCATGCATGGTGAATAGCCATCAAGCCCATTAGGATCCACATCAGAGTCATCTCATCAATGGATCCACCTGGGGTCAATGTCATATTGTTATGATCGTGCATTATTTAATTATATCACCATTTGCCTATTGGGCATGTGGCTTTTTCTAACTTGGCTTTCCAGTTCATTACGCACCCGCATTTTTTACATTGTGAAGTGAGCGAAATTAATTCTGGACAAAATTTGCATATCTCCCATCGTTCCTGAAATAGCTCTTCGCTAGCTCTAGGTTCATTAGGATTTAACATATCCCAAGGTTTGACAGACATGCTATGGGTTACGCAATATCTACAGTATTGACCAGCTTCTTCTCCATTGAGATCTGTGAAGCTTGTCCCTGGTCCATTTTTTCATTTGCTTCTTCTTCGGTTTCAGCCATTACAGCTACCTTGATTGCAATGTCATAAATAAATGCTTTGATTGTCATTTTATGCCTAATCTACTTTTGGATTCTATTAAATGTTAATAAAATTTTATTTACAGCTTTTCTGATGATTATTAAGTGTCATATGTGCAAACCCAGATCTTACTTCAATCTCCCGCCCACATTTATCACATTTTACTAATCTTGACGATGCCATTAATTTATTATATACTATCTATACATTCTAGTCAACTATATATGTTATATATGTTATATATGTTATATGTTATATGTTTTATATTTTGTATTTTTTGTATTTTCTGTATTTTCTGACCCCCCGACCCCCCTATGGAAGTATAACATTTGAAATATTCTAAGGTCAAGGGGTTGACGAAACTTTTTTTATTTGATAATATTTTGTTATGCCAGTAAACAATAAAGCAAACATAGAGAGATATACGGATCCACACCTATACTCCTTCTATGAAATTTTTATTATACATGGGGGTAATTGTCACATATGTGGTATGCAGATAGATTACTCTGCACCCCGCCAAGCTTTTGTACCTGGATGGAAGTATGGACTACAGCTAGATCATGTAATCCCTTTAACCAAAGGAGGATCTGACGAGCTTATAAACGTAAAGCCTTCTCACGGTATCTGCAACCTTACTAAAGGTAATAGAACAAATGAGCCAAAGAAACATCCTAGGTATGCACCCGTCGATACTTCGTATAGAAAAAAACTTAGGAATAAAATCTCAGTCGACTAGCATTTCATATTTCACAAAATGTTAATATATTTTTATCATGTATGATCACGAATAAATAAATGTCCGTTTTGTCTATTTAGTGCGCCCATAGGCTACTAACTTTGAGCGTGAGTGTGATGCTAATCACAAAAATAGTTTGAGAATACTTGCCAGTAACCCCCCTTTTTGTCAGTCCCCCCTGCTAGAGTTATACTATAAAGAAAATCAAGAAAGGTTCTTGATAAAGAAAGGAAAACAAAATGTTTTCACTAAGTTATAAAGTCCAATACTCGGACACCGAGTTTTCTACTTGCTTAGGTGTTCTAATGAATACCGAACAAGATGCTAATGAGTATCTTGACCTACTAGCCCTAAGAGGCACTATCTTAGAAACTAATCTAAGAGAGTTAGAAAATTACAAGCCTAGCACTCGCAAGGTTTATGCTACTACTAGAAGTTGGGAGTAATCTAATGAACGATTATCTTGATTATATGGACGAAATCTACGAGGAACTCGTAGAGGAGTTCGGACACGAAATCGAGTCCGTGTGTGACCATAATCACACTAACGCCTAACGGCGTGTCGCTATACAATGTCGGCGCTATGCGCTACAATTCCTACTATAACTACTAACGAAAGAAGAACAGATAATGACTATCACTTATACACTATGGCAAGGCTCTCAACTATTAGCCGTAAATCAAAAGGCTAACAAGCCCGAAGAAATCTTAGCCGTAATAAAAGAATTAGAAAAACTAGGTAAGGGTTTCACTTACAACATTAGAGAAGTAGAGGTAAAGTAATGATGACTAAATGGGATACTATTCAGGCAGATGTAGCAGACGCTTATGTCTATCTAGAAGAAGAAGAAGCCTATAACAAGGCACTAGCAGAGGGCTTAGATTTGCGCCTTAGCGAATACGAAGAAGAAGAAATGTCCGCACTAACATTAGATTGGGATAACTAATAATGACTATAAACGGATTTGAGTTATACATAACTAGCGACTACGGATTAGAGTTTGATAGTTTCTTAGGGGCTATCTACTTACCTTGGCACACTATCCTAATTACTACCGCCCTACTAATCGCCTATAAGATTTACAAGAGAAAGAAGAATAAGTAATGACTACTAATCGCTTACTAACTACCGCCGTCCAATTACTACTAGCGGGCGTAACTATCCCGCTACTAATCGCAGTAATCAAAGACATAAAAAATGGGGGACTAAATGAGTAAATCACAATTAGAAAAAGATTTAGAAATCAAAGAAAGTTTTATAGATTTACTAAATGACATTTATCCAACTGTAAAAATTGGTTACTCAACTTTTACACCCGCCGAAATCTTAGAGTGTTGCGATCCCGTTGCGTTTGCGATTGGTTTAGTAGAACACGAAGATTATTTAGCGGAATTAGAAAATGAATAAATAAATAACGGCGTGTCGGCTTGACAAAATCAAGCTGGCCCGCAACTACTGCGGAGTCGGGCGTGTCGTTACGACATTGTTATAAAAATCCCTGAATTCTACGGCGTGTCGATTTGACAGACAAATCGGACATTTTGATGTGATTAGTATCACACGGCTTGAGCGTCTCACTATTTGGATTTACTGGCTAGTAATGTGAAAATGTCAGTGGGTTCGTGTATAATTCCATACATAACAACAAACGAAAGAAGGTCTGCCAATGGCTACCAAACTATACACAATCGAAAGCCTACTTGTAGGGAAAAACTATCGCTCACGCAATCGCCACTTTTCTGGCGAAATTGTATCTGCCGAACACCGCCCAGAAATTTGGTATGGTGAAAAAACTGAAGCGTATCTAATCGAAATAAATGCGGGCGGTCTGCGAAATAAATTCGCAACAATCGCAGTAAAGGTTGGTGAATAATAATGGGATACATCGAAATTTTCCGAATGGACAACGAGGGTGCTGGCTGGGTAGATTTATCCGAAGCAACACCCGATGAATTATTCAACATCGAATTAGGATTATTAGAGGAAGGTGCGTTCGAATGAACTTAGACGAATTCAAACAACACGTTATCGCACAACGTGAGGCAAGCAAGGCGCAAGCCTTGTCAGTGCTATCTGCTACAATTACAAAATCAACAAACGAAAGGGAAAACCTAAATGGGTAGAATGAAAGAATTATACACTCAGATTTTAGAGTGTGATACCTGCTACGGAAATGGCTGGCTATACTACGGAGATGAAAATAATTATGATGTAGAGGCTTGCCAATGTAATCCGCTCAGTTTTTTTCAGGAGAATAAATAAATGAAAATTGCTGAAATGTGGATTTGCGATAATTGCGATACTCTCGCTATTGTGTCGGTGGCAACTGATACAATAGTAATAACACAATGTAAATGTATAACTAACGAAAGGGAAACTAATGTATAAACTAACTTGCGCCTATGATAGCAACGCCCCCCACTGGTCTGCCGAATACGAAAATGAATTTGGTGCGTGGGAAAACTTTTTCCGTTTTACCGATTGGGGTTCTGCTAATGAATACTCAACTGTAAATTTATTTACACCAACTGGCAAATGCTATACAAAACTATTTTATCGCACAGGAGAGGTCGTAGTAAAATGATGACTAGAAAAGACTACATAGCAACCGCAGAAATTCTAAAGTATGCTAGCAACAAAACTCACCCTGCTGTATTTTCTAAAATTGTAAATGATTTCGCTGAAATGTTTGCGAAAGATAATGAGCGATTTGATGTAAAACGATTTCACGAAGCGAGTGGGTATAATGTTCCTAACTTCTCTTCAAGATAAAGTAAAACGCATTCAGGAATTGCGTCGCAGTAATGCGGCGCAACCTGTTCGCAATAAAAAAAAATACACACGCAAAATAAAACATAAAAATAAATTCGATCAATAATTAATTAGAACAGGTGTTCGAAAGCCCGCAGAGCTGCGGAGTCGGGCGTGTCGTTACGACTGTGATCTAAAACACCCTGGAATTTGCAGCGTGTTGCGTAAAATGTCGGTCCATTCTGCTATACTTACAACCTTACCAACGAAAGGCCAACTAATGAAATTGAAACGCTCTAATGATAGAAAGGTGGCTAACCTTGTCACAAAAAATGGAAAGCAAGCCGCAATTGCTAACACGTTCGGATTACCCGCAGGAAAAGATTTCTCATGTCCTGGCGCTACGTCTATCTGCGAGACTGTTTGCTATGCAGGCAAATTGGAAAAACTCTTCAAGGGAGTAAAAACTAATCTGCTACACAATTGGGAATTGCTACGCAATGCCGATATGGAAACAATGTATCAATTGCTAAATGAAATGATTATTGATTTCAAGGCTGATTGTGTAAAGAAAGACGCTCCTATGCTATTCCGTATCCACTGGGACGGAGATTTCTTCAATGATTTCTATACTTATGCCTGGAAGAATGTAATCAATGAGCACACCGATGTTCAATTCTGGGTTTACACACGTGTAAAGTCTGCAGCGCTTATTCTAAAGGATGTATCTAATTTATCTCTTTACTATTCTACCGACGATGAGAATAAAGAAATCGGCCACGAACTAAAAGTAAATGAGGGAATTCGCCTTGCATATTTAGGGAAGACATTCGCCGTCACCGAAAGCACAATGAAAGAATTGACGGGCAAGCCTGGTGCTAAGTGCCCTGAAAATATGAAATCAATTCCACTAATTAGCAATGCAGGTTCTGCGTGTGTATCGTGTGGGTTATGTGTTTATGGTAAAGCAGATATTAGATTTAGCGCAACTAAAAAATAAGGAGAAATAAAAATGGCGGAGCTTAATTATTTTAATGCATTAATAAATTCTGTTGTTGGTGATCAAGATCAGAAAAAAGCTGCTAAAGAGTACTTAGCAGAAATAGATCCCGACATATGGGGCCAGGAGGAATAAAAGGCCCGCAATACTACGGGGTTATCCACAGGTTTACGGGAGTTATCCACAAACCCTGGAAATTTGTGAGATTTATCACAAGGCTTATGCGGGGAATAGATTAGGTAATGTCAGTGGGGTATGCTAAAATACTCTTATTCCAACAACGAAAGGTAACAAATGTCTAATCTAATCAAAGTTCCACACACAATAACTTTCGAGGCTATCATTAACCTTGATACTATCCCTGCAAACTTATTGCCACGCTTAATTGCTCTTGATGAAAAAACAATGACAGAGATGTGCAAGGAAGCAACGCTACACGCCCTTGCTCAATCTAATGTATTAAAAACTGCTAATGAGTTTAACACTTGGGCTGAAATGACTATCAAGGAAGGTAACTAACAATGGGAAGCATAACTGCACTAGGTATTCAGGATAGCGTGTTAGATTTAGAAACACAATTAGCCTATCACTTACAGGGTAATCATTACCCACCCGTTCCACTTTCTATGGTGCAACCTTGCATAGATGCTATTGACGCATACTATGATGAGGATTTTGATCGACAGATAAAGATGCCTGAAGGCGTATCTTATAAAGGATTAGATACAGCACCTGCCTCCGCTATTATTGACCAACACCACTTAGGATTTTGGCTACCTGAGTGTGACTAGTATCACACGACACTCCCCCTAGAAATGGGGGGAAATGTCGGTGGTATCCGCTATAATACTACTACCAACCAAACGAAAGGAAACAAATGACAAACGCAACACTAGAAGTAGGTCAAACCTACACAACAACAACAAGCGGTATCACAGGAGTTATCAAAGCCGTTGATAACCACCCTAGCGGAGTAAATCGTATTCTGCTTGATGTAGAAGGCAAGGAACGCTGGACAAGCGCAACTGCTAACTAAATAAGCATAACGAAACAGGGACAGTTTAGAGAGTGTTCTAGTCCAATGTCGTAAGTAAGAACTCTCCACCTTCGGGTGGAAATGTCAGACCCCCCTGCTATACTAATCAACCAACCAACGAAAGGAAATACAATGAGCAGACAAATCACAGTAAAGGTAGCAACAAGCAAAGTAATCAAGGCACTAGAGGCTCGTCTAGCAACGCTAGAAAATGATTACAACACACAGACAGCAAAGGAAGCAAAGTTCGGCAAAGCGCAAGAAGCGTGGCGCAAGGAAATTGCTAAGTGGGCTATTGCCAACTTCTCAAAGGCTGAGAACCTTCGCACAAACTATCGTCAATGGAACAACACTCTCAATGTTGATTTTGACATCATCACAAAGGAAGGCAACTTCCCTGCTGAACCTGAAAAGGACTTTGAGGTTATCCATCAGCACCAGTATCGTGAGATGAAAGAGGACATCACAAATGCCCTAACAATTCTCAAGATGACAGATGAGGAAACAGTAAATGCTTCTACAATGAAGCAGATTGCTAAGTATCTCTAAATAGGTTTTGGGGGGTTAGCACACAAAGTCTAGACACCTAAACCCAAACGACCTGAGTAAGTCGCAAAACTGCTCAACCCTTCGGGGCTAGACAAACTCTAGTTCTAAATGCTATAATTAAAATCCCTACTAACTAAGGAACAAAATGAAAAATCGTTATCGTGTAGAAATTTATGATGAAGTAAAAGCAAATGATTTAACTATTTATTCAGAGCAAGGTGTAGACAAAGAATATCTAACTGAATTAGTTTTTTCTAATATGCGCCGATTTAACGGAACAATACGTGCTTATGTTTATGACAACTTAAAGAAAAAGAAAACAACAGCGCTATTCTTACCAATGGAATTTATTCCTAAGAAAACTGAACTAACTAATTTAGTTGGCTAAAAAGTTGCAGCGATCTTCTCTTTCGCTGCAGCTGGCCCGCAGAGCTGCGGGGTTATCCACAGCCTTACGACCTACCTGTGGAAAACCCTGAAATTTTGTGATATTGATCACCCTAGACAATTCGGACATCTTGTAACTAACTATAGATAATGTCAGTGGGTTATGTTATACTCAGTTTATCAACCAATCGAAAGGAAATAAAAATGGCTCATAATCTCGAAGTCGAAAATGGCGAAGTTGCTTTCGCTCTCCGTGGCGCTCCTGCTTGGCACAACCTTGCAAACCGCATCTTTACAAAAGATGAGGAAGTCACAACTCAAACAATGCTTGACGAAGCAAAACTTTCCAATTGGAATGTTCGCTTGTCTCCACTGACTGACCACATTTCAGAATCTTGGAATGATGTATCTCAGGCATCTCTTGTCATTCGTGACAACCCATTCAATAAGGGAATCGATGTTCTCGCAACTGTCGGCAAGCGTTACAAGCCTGTGCAGAATGAAGAACTATTCGCATTCGCTGATGCAATTCACGATGCCAATGCTGATTGCCGTTGGGAATCTGCTGGCTCACTAAAAAAGGGTAAAGTTGTTTTCGGAACTGTGGACATTCCACGCACTATGGTTCTTGACCCACAAGGCGCTAACGATGAGACAAAACTTTATCTTATCGTATGGACATCACACGATGGTTCTGTTGCTGTTCAAGCAGCCGTTACACCTGTTCGTGTTGTATGCCAAAACACTTTGAATCTTGCAATGCGTAATGCTAAGCAATCATTCAAAATTCGTCACACACAATCTGTTGAAGGTCGCATTCAGGTTGCTCGTGAAACTCTTGGGCTTGCTCTTGGATACTTTGATGAATTCGAAGTTCAAGCAAAAGCGCTTTACTCTCAGGCAATTACTGATGCTGAATTCTCTAAGTTGATTCAAACAATTTATCCTAAGCCAGATAAAGATGCATCTAAGGTTGCACTAACTAAGTGGGAGAATAAGGTTGTCTTGCTTGATGACCTTTACCATAACTCACCAACTAACGCTACAATCAAGGGAACTAAGTGGGGTGCGTTCAATGCACTAACTGAGCGTCTTGATTATTTCCGTTCAGGTCGTGGCAATTCTGAAACACTAATGGCTGGTGCATCAGGATTTGACCCAATTCTAACCGCTGAAAAAAATAAGTTGTATCGAATGGTTGCAACTTTCTAAATAAAAAAAATCCTAGGCAAGATTTAAAACTGCCTGCAAGATCTCTTAGCTCAGTTGGTTAGAGCGCTACCCTGTCACGGTAGAGGCCACGGGTTCAAGTCCCGTAGGGGTCGCATCTCAATATATGAGAAGGCCCGCAGACCTGAAGGCCAAATGTCCGTTTTACGACTTTTGTAAAAAAACCCCTGAAAGCTATTGTATATGTCAGTGGTGCCCGCTATAATACTCGTATGACAAAATATGAGAAGTATACCTGGGTGTGCACGGGAGACTGTGATGCACTAATCGAATATACAATTAAAGATGGATTTGGATGGCCTGCAGGTGAGATGAACCTCACATGCCGTTGCAATTCAAACTGCACATTATTGTCAGTGGAAGATGCTACAATACCATATACAGATACACCCCTACCAACGAAAGAGGAAAAAATGGAAACAACAGAAAACGTAGTTCCAGATACATATAACCCTAATCTATTAGTAACCTACAAAGTTATTCGTGGATACTCAGATGCAGAATATGCAACTGATAAGGTTACATCAATTGAATGGGACCTGCACAATGCCCGTCAAGCACAAAAAACTAACGGCGTTTTAAATGGCAAGATTGATGCAGTTAAGGAAATTATCTGCGAGGCATATGCAGACTCACAAGACCAAGACACATTGCGTGAAATTGCTGAAGCGCTATCAATTGAATTAATTAAGGAAGTTGAGTGGACCGCATCTATCGAAGTTAGCGGAACATATTCTTACAACATTCTTGAAAATGATTATGACTTAGACCTTGAGTCAGAAATTACAGATGCTATCTTTGCTGAATCAAACAATGGTAACATTGAAATTGGTGACCAAGAAGTTTGTAATGTGAGGGAAGCATAATGTATTTCGAGTTGACTGCTCCCGATAGGCTATCTATGGAGATGGCCTATTGGGATGCTCAGATGATTGGGCTGGACCCAACTGCATTATCACCGTTGACTTTCAACATTGGAACTGGTAGTATTGAGAAGGTAAGTCGCATTCGTGATAAGTATAATCTAACAGAATCATACGTATCAGACTACGAGCCAACAGGATATACAGGGAGATAAAAATGGATTATCAGGATGGATTTGAAGACGGGGTCAAGTTTACTCGTGAAGTAATCATTGCCAATATTAGAGTATGGGCTGAAAAGTCTGAAGATGGAGCAGCATACGATGATATTGCTGACCGACTAGAATTTGGAACCGTTGACTATGACATCTGAAGATCTAACTAGATGGATTGGCTGCGATCAATGCGGTACAGCTCAAGCTAGGTATCTAATTAAACTAGTAGACGGTGAGCTTTTCTTTTGCCACCACCACTATAATAAAAACAAAGAGGCCCTTGACAAGGTCGCCTTTGAAATGATAGAATTGAATAAAACCGAAGAAGTACCTCAACTAGAAAAGGCGGAAATATAATGGGAGATAGAGCAAACTTTGGATTCGTCCAACCTAACGGAAATACAATTGTACTATACGGTCACTGGGCTGGACATCAAATGCTAGCAAATTTAGCAGAGGCGGTCATTAAGGCCCAAGGACGTTGGTCGGACCCTTCATATGCAACACGTATTACAATCAGTCATATGATTGGTGAAGGTTGGGCAATGGAGACAGGCTGGGGCTTGCACGTAAATGAGATTGGTGACAATGAGCACAAGATTGCTGTTGTCGATTTTCAGCAACAAACATTCAGTCTACACGAAGAGGCGCCTTATTCGGATGAATCAAATAAGGTCCGTGGAATGAAGAATGAAGCAATCTTTACACAGGACCTAAGTAACTTCTGTGAAAAGTATTCAGACCAATTGGTTCGAGTATAACTAATTAATCTAAGGGTGCCCCTACTAGTCTTCGCAGGCCAGGGGTTAACTAAAGCATCGGATTTTACTTTCGTTGGTTACCGATAGCAGCCTTAGTAAGAATCCCTGGATCATGTCCAGGGTTTTTTATTGCCCGCAACAGCTGAGGGTATATTATTCTGTTTACGATGTCAATATAAAAAGCCCTGAAAATTTGTGATCTTGACCACATAGCTTGGAAAATGTGGTGTGAAACACACCTATAGGGTATTCCAATTGTCAGTGGTCCATTGTATAATTAAGCCATATCAACGAAAGGATATAAAATGCCAAATTGGTGTTACAACACATTAACTATCCAAGGACCTAAGTCTGAGGTAGATATGATTAAAGATAGATTGAATAAGCCTTTTACATTAGCACAAGAGACATTTGGTATGGGTGATATCTCTACTATGGGGTTCCCCACCAAAATTGAACAGGTAAGTTATTCTAATCCTGTCTTTGCTTTCTTTAATAT